AAAATAAATAGTTGGAGATCAAAATGGTTGGAATTATAAATGACATATTGAACCCTGTTCAGGTTGACGAAAAGATTGCTCCGTTAAGCAATTCCTACCAGCCGGATAAAATCAATTTTGGTAGTGACGATACTGTTGAGGGAAGAGTAGCCGGAATAATCTCAAGTGATTCCAAGCTGAATACGCTTGCAAGGACAGGCGCGGCACAAACGGCAAATAGTCGCGGACTCCTGAATACAAGCATGGCTATTGGTGAGGGAGAAAAAGCGGTTATCGAGACAGCCACCCCTATCGCAGCGCAGGATGCACAGAGCTCCCTTGCAGTGAAAACTGCGAACCAGAACGCGCAGAATCAAATGCTATCGCAGGAGCTTGCTGGAAACCAAAACCTTAATCAGATTCAAAAACAGGGAGATGTGCAATCCGGCCTTAACGAAAAGAATTATGGTTACGAGACAAACATGCAGATATTGCGTGGAAATCAAGCCAAAGAGCTTACTGAGATAGAGACGAATTCTAGTCGATTGGCACAAGCAAGCAATGCCGTAGCCATTATGTCGGCAAATTACAACGCTGCAATAGGAGACATCCTTTCCAACTCAGAGCTGACAATTGACCAGAAGAATGCCGCAATTGACATCCAGCTAAAGCAGTACAGGAATCAGCTTGCAGTGCTAGGAAAGACAACGAATCTTGATCTATCAGCAATGCTCGACTTCGCCAACATGGGAGGCAATGGAGATCCTGTCGCAAGCGGAGCAGGAAATGGCGGATCTGTTACTGGCGGAAAAAATAACAATGCCGCAAATTTCAATGACTACGTTTCCATGCTTCTACAAGAGGCTGGTGGCCAGCCGAGCGAAAGCTTGATAGCGGCTTCACTTGATGAGGCTGTTCGCAGAGGGGAGAGCGCAGGATCTATCTTTGGGATTCTGGCAAAGCTTTACCCTGGCTCTACATACGATCAATTTGTTGTAGAGGCGCAGGCAAGAGGGTATGCGATAGAAAATGGAAAGATTACGAAGGATGGAATTGCTGGGCCTGCCGACACGGGCACGGGCACAGGTACAGGTACAGGTGCTGGTGCCGGTGGAACAGTAGGCGATGGAGGCAATGCTCAATACAAAAAGCTAGTAGAAAGCTTTGCAAAATCAACGAAGCTTACTCTTGATTCAGATCCTTCCGAGCAAGGAATCATCAAAGTTCTAAACAATGCAAATCGGGAAGGAATTAGCGCAGAAGACGTTTACAGCAATATGTCGGCTTATTTCCCCGGCATTAGCTTTAGCGCATTCATTAACGAGCTTGCCAATCGAGGATATTACGATATGGCCGGGGCTTATATATGATCAGGAAGGCCACACCCGCAGACATTCATAAGGCTGTTGAAATAGCGATAGAGGCCTTATCGATCGATCCTTACCCACAATTAGTTATCAGCAGAGAGCGCGTCACACAAGCGGTGCGAGAGTGCATATCGTCCTCCGCTCATTTCGCTTGGGTGTCTGAAATTAATGGGGAAATTGTTGGCGGCCTTGGAGCTCTGGTAACACCAATGATTTTCCATGAGCGCAATCAGGCTTCAATTTTGCTTTGGTACTGCCGCAACCCCGGCGATGGTGTTGGGATCATCGCTACACGTCGCCACGCTTGAGCCGGCACAGTTTGAGAAACAATTCTTCATCCGTCCCGAATGCGACCGGCGCACCAAGGAAGGCAAAGAGATTTACGCCAAGGCGCTGCAAGAAGCTGCTGGGCGCATGATGCTGGACGATGGCGACGAGATTGGATTGGTGCGCAACATGGCGGCAGCGATTCACGCCAGCAAGGCAGCGCGGCCTTTCCTGCAAGCCGCTGGGCAGAACGAAGTCTCGGCACTCTGGCAGGATGCTGAAACGGGTCTCTGGTGCAAGGCGCGCATGGACCGATTCATTGCCGACTTCCCGGCGTTTGGAATGCCGGTCATCGGTGAGATCAAGACTTCGCGTGATGCCAGCACATGGGCCTTTGGCAAGGACTGTCACACGATGGGATACGCCGCGCAGTCCGGTTGCTACCGCTCGGCAGTGAAGGCCATCACCGGCAAAGATGCCGCCCATGTATTCATCGTCGTCGAGAACCTGCCACCGCATGACCTCTGCGTTCACATGCTGGACGATCAATCTTTGCAAACCGGGTTGCTGCAATATCGCGAGATGCTCACCAAGTATGCCGAGTGCGTGAAGTCGAACCAATGGCCGGGGTATACCGATCAAGTGAACATCCTGAGCCTGCCGAAGTATGCGAATGATTTATGAGTGACCATTTGTGGACAATTGAGGATGCGCTGAGTCTCAGTCGAGAGCTTGAAGCAACTGCTGCGGTTAACGGGTTTCATGTTGGAATAACCGGAAGCGTATTGAGGGATGGTTTTTCAGACAAAGACCTAGACATTGTAGTTTTCCCCCACAATACAACCGATGCGCCATCTCAAGACAAAGTGCACGCGATGTTTTATGCCCATCATCGAATTGTAAATTGGACACTCAGGCCGCACGGAGACTACGGCGATGGAAAAGAAGTGTGGACGGCAATCCGTGACGGCAAGCGTATAGATTTTTTCTTTCTAAAATAAAACCAAAATGAACACACAATTACAAACCACCCAATCTCAATCCGTCGCTCCCAACGATGTCTCAGCCGCCGCTCTCGAACTCGCTCTCGCCGGCGACTTGGCCCGGCTGACTGTTGAGGATCGGCTCAAATACATCGCCCGCACCTGTGAGCTGGTCGGACTGAATCCACTCACCAAGCCTTTCGACATCATGTCGTTCAATGGCAAGACCGTTCTCTATGCCAATAAGAGTTGCGCCGAACAGTTGCGGAAGATTCACGGCGTCAGCGTGGAGATCGTTGAGCGCAAGGTTGAATTCGGCTGCTTGATCGTGCGTTGCAAGGCCACGGATGGCAGTGGTCGCCACGACGAGGCTCTGGCCGCCGTGCCGTTCAATGAGAAGAATCCAGACCTCGCCGCAAACGCGATGATGAAGGCGGAGACGAAGGCCAAGCGGCGCGTCACGTTCTCCATCTGCGGGCTTGGCTTCGCTGCCGACATTGACCATGACCAGACGCAGACGGCTTCATCGGTCGTCTCCACGGAGCATTCAGCGGCGTCCCTGGCTGACAAGCTGAACCAATCTTTGACCGCTGGCGAGAAGGCGCAAGCCATCACCGTGAATGCGTCGCCTGAGCCGGTGGCAGAATCAGCTCCAATCAAGCCTGAGCCGGTCAAGGCCGCAGCCGTTGAAGTTGAGGTAGTAAAGCCAGCCCAGCCTGCTCCGCCTGCCGCGCCAGCGCCAGCGCCAGCCAATGGCCTGCCCGATGATGTCGTCACCAAGATCGAAGCCATCCTGAGCGAAGGCGACGTTAAGAAGTCCATCTCGTATCTCATCGCCAAGGGCAAGCTCAAGCCGATGGAGGGTTTGGACGCGCTCAAGAAAGACGTGGCTGAGTTCATCATCAAAGACCCGAAACGCTTTCACAAAATGGTTGCCGACTGGCAGCCGAAGTAATGCCCCACATCCAAGAATCGCATCCCGAAACAATCGAAAGAGAAAGAATAACCATGCCCGTATTTAATCCCAATGCCGAACAGCCGGTCTATGAAACGCTCAAAGGAACGTATCCATTTGAGATCGTCAACGTGGAACACCTCACCAGCAGCGGCGCGAAAACCGCAGGCTGTGCCGAGCGCAAGGTGACGTTGAAATTCTTCAAGGATGCCACGTTCAAAGAGCCGTTGGCGCAGTTCAGTGACTCGCTCTACGACCATCCTGACCTCATCTGGAAGTGGAGCGTATTCGCCAAGGCTGCGGGCGTCGCGTTGAAGCCGAATGAGGAATTCGACATTGATGAAAGCTGGAAAGGCTTTCGCGGCTTCGCGGAGTGTGAGCCTCAGAAGGGGATGAAAGACCCGACGAAGATGTTCAACAAGGTCAAGCGCTACATCACCGACCAAGCTGCCTTGCCGCCGAACAAGGTTGAAGATCCGTTTGCGGAGTAACCTGCCATGAACGCTCTAAAAATCGTCAAGCTCGGCGCTGAGAACGTGAAGCGGTTGAAGGCGGTGGAAATCATTCCCGCTGGAAACACGGTCACCATCTCCGGCAAAAACGACCAAGGCAAGACCTCGATCTTGGATGCCATCGAATACGCGCTTGGCGGCAGTAAGGCCATCTGTGAAGAGCCAATCCGCAAAGGCCAAGCCAAGGCGCGCATCGTCTGCGACCTTGGTGAAATCGTCGTTGAGCGCAAGTTCAATGCGACATCGGGCGACTCGACGCTAACCGTTCGCGGCAAGGATGGTAGCCCGGTCAAATCGCCACAGGCGTTGCTGGATTCGCTTTGCTCGCACATCGCCTTCGACCCGCTGTCATTCGTGCGGATGAAGGCGCCGGAGCAAGTTGAGACGCTACGCAAGCTGACCGGATTGGACTTCACCGAATTGAATCAGCGTCGCCAGAAGTCTTATGACGAGCGGACGCTTGTCGGTCGTCAGCTTGAAGCCGCCAAGGCTCGACTGTCCTTGTTTCCGTTTCATGAGAACACCCCCGAGCAGGAGGTGGACATCAGCGACGCCAGCAAGAAGCTGGAAGTCATCAAGCAGCAGCGCGCGGCGAATAGCTCGGTCAGGCAGTCTTTAGCCAGCGTCAATCTGCGGGTTGAATCGCTGACCAAGAACCTGACTGAAATCGCAGATCATATCGCCACGCTGGAACGCGACCTGAAGACCTATCGCGAGCTTCAAGAGAAGCGCACCGGCGAGCTTGGCGAGGCTAAGACCGCTCAGGCCAACGCGCAACTAGCCGCCTCGACTCTGGTTGAGGACAACGAGTCTGAAATTCTGGCATCGCTATCAGCGGCTCAGCAGATCAACGACAAGGTTCGCGCCAATCGTTTGCATGTTGAGCAAAACGCGGAGGTGCAGAAGCAGCAGAGCGAGTATGACCGCCTGAGTCATGAGATTGAAACCATTGACCAAGACAAGGCCGACAAGCTCGCATGGGCGGAGTTCCCGCTCGAAGGATTATCCTTCGATGACAATCGCGTCCTGCTCAACGGCGTGCCTTTCTCGCAGTCTTCGCAAGCTCGCCAACTGCAAGCCGCAGTTGCCATCGGCTTGGCGCTGAATCCCAAAGTCCGCGTCATCATCGTCCGCGACGCCTCATTGCTCGACGATGAATCCATGGAGTTAGTCAAGGAACTTGCCGTCAAGCATGACGCGCAAATCTGGTTGGAAGTCGTCAACTCAAAAGACCCGTCAGCGGTCGTCATTGAAGATGGAGAAGTGAAATCATGAACCTCGAAAACATCCCACTCGAAATCGGTCAGATGGTGTTCTTTCCCAAAGACACCGCTGCCGGAAAGAAATACAAGCCGGCAACCGTCGTCACCATGTATCCCGCGCCGGTCGTTGAATTGGAAATCGCCACCGGCAGCGGCGAAAAGAAAAAGATCAAGCGCCAGAAGTTCGCCATCGCTGACTTGCGGCGGAGCGAGCCGAAAGAAGAGGTGGCGAAGTGAAGCGCATCCTTGCAATTGACCCGGGGGCGTCAGGCGGTATCGCGTGGCACAACGGAATCGGAGAAGGCTGCGTCCCAATGCCTCCGACGGAAGGCGACGTTGAAGGATTGCTAACCAGCGTCATCGCTTCACACCAAATCGAATGCGCATACGTCGAGGAAGTCGGCGGTTACTGTGGCGCGGCAATGCCTGGCTCTGCGATGTTCAACTTCGGGCGCAACTTCGGATTCATCCTTGGCGTCCTCGCCGCTCGTGGCATCCGGGTTGAACTGGTGAAACCGCAGAAATGGCAGAAGCATTTCGGGCTTGGAACAGTCAAGGAAAGCGGCGGCAAGACTCCGTGGAAGAATAAGCTCAAAGCCAAGGCCCAGCAGCTATTCCCGCATCTCGACATCACGCTCAAGACCGCCGACGCGCTGCTGATTCTGGAATACGGAGGGAAGCAGCCGTGACCTACGATCAATTCATCCTGTCCAAGCGCATCGTGGATATGTCGACTGGCTTCGAGCCTGAGATCACGTCCAGCAAGTTATTTGACTTCCAACAGGCTTGCGTATCGTGGGCTTGTCGTCGCGGTCGCGCCGCACTGTTTGAGGATTGCGGACTCGGCAAGACTCCGCAGCAGTTGGTCTGGGCAAATGCGGTAATGGAACACACTGGAAAAAGCGTGCTCATTCTCGCCCCGCTTGGCGTCAGCCATCAAACCGTTCGCGAGGGAAAGAAGTTTGGTGTTGATGTCCACCTTGCCGCGTCGCAAGACGACGTTAAGGCCATTGGGATTTACGTCACCAACTACGAGAAGCTGCATCGCTTTGACCTGACCAAGTTCATCGCCATCGTGTTGGATGAGTCATCCATCCTGAAATCCTACGCCGGGGCGACGCGCAACCAGATCATTGAAACTTCGAGTCGGATGCCGTTCAAGCTGGCCTGCACTGCCACACCTGCGCCGAATGATTACATGGAGTTGGGCAATCATTCCGAGTTCCTTGGCGTGATGTCGCGCACGGAAATGCTGGCGACGTTCTTCGTTCACGATGGCGGCGACACATCGAAGTGGAGACTCAAAGGCCATGCGGAACAAGCGTTCTGGAAATGGCTTTGCTCTTGGGCGATCAACATCCGAAAGCCATCCGACATTGGATTCTCAGACAAGAAATTCAAGCTGCCGAAGCTCAAAATGCAGGAGCATGTCGTCAGGTCGAATCAGAAAATGGATGGCTATTTGTTCGCGCTGCCGGCTGCGTCGCTCGCCGAGCGACGCGAGGCGCGGAAGTCATCACTGAACGAGCGCGTGGAGTTGGCGGCCCAACTTGCCACTGATGAGCAGTGGGTTTTCTGGTGCAATCTCAACGCTGAATCCGAGGCGCTGGCAACGACACTGGATGCCGAAGAAATCAAAGGCAGCACCAGCGAGGAAGAGCGCGAGCGTATCGTGTTGGGATTCCTCGACGGCTCAATCAAGCGGGTTGTCACGAAGCCATCCATTTGGGGATTCGGATTGAATCTCCAATGCTGCTACAACACCGCGCTGGTCGGACTCTCGGACAGCTACGAGGAATTCTATCAGGTCATCCGGCGTTTCTGGCGCTTCGGTCAAACCAAGCCAGTCAACGCTCACATAATCGTCAGCGATTTGGAAGGCGCAGTGCTGGCGAACATCAAGCGCAAGGAAGCCGACGCGCAACGCATGGCCGATGAGATGTCTAATCACATGGCCCAATTTTCCAAAGAGCAGATCAAAAGCGCTTCCAAGGAAACCATCGAATACAAACCCGAAACCGAAATGCAGATTCCGAACTTTTTAACCGCATGAAAGTAATCAATCAAAACTCTGGCAAAAACTGGCAACTCTATCACGGCGATTGCTGTGAGGTCATCAAAGGCATCCCGGACAACTCCGTCGGATTCTCGATCTTCTCGCCGCCGTTCTCGTCGCTCTATGTTTACAGCAACAGCGAGCGCGACATGGGCAACAGTCGGGATGACGAGCAATTCATGGCGCATTTCGGAAAGTTTCTCATGCCGGAATTGTTTCGCGTCACGATGCCGGGCCGTTTGGTTTCGTTCCATTGCATGAACCTGCCGATGTCGAAACAGAATCACGGCGTCATCGGACTGCGCGACTTTCGCGGCGAATTGATTCGTGCCTTTGAATCTGCGGGCTTCGTGTTTCACTCCGAAGTCTGCATCTGGAAAGACCCGGTGACTGCGATGCAGCGCACGAAGGCGATTGGATTGCTGCACAAGCAACTTTGCAAGGACTCGTGCATGTCGCGTCAGGGCATCCCGGATTACTTGGTGACGATGCGCAAGCCAGGCGACAATCCGCAGCGCGTGGCGGGTCATCTGCATCACTACGCTGGCGACGAGGAATACATGCTGAATCGCGTGGCCTCCTACGAGGCGCTTGGCGAGCAGGACCGGACTCGGCTCAGTATTGACATGTGGCAGCGTTACGCCTCGCCGGTCTGGATGGACATCAACCCGTCAAACACACTGCAAAAAGAATCGGCGCGCGAGCATAACGACGAACGCCACATTTGCCCGTTGCAACTCGACGTGATTGATCGGGCGCTAACACTGTGGAGCAATCCCGGCGACGTGGTTTTGTCTCCGTTCGCTGGCATTGGTAGCGAGGGATTCCAGTCGGTCAAGCTGGGCCGAAAGTTCATCGGCATCGAACTCAAGGAAAGCTATTACAAGCAGGCCGCGCTGAATCTCAAGGCTGCCGAGGAACAGCAGGCGCAAATCTTCGACCTGAAATCCGCTGGCGCGAAGGAGGTTGTTGAAGCGTGAACATCCCACTCCTGGCCGCTGACATCGCCCGGCGCATTCCCGAAATGGCGAAGGATTCGGTCGTTAATAACGAGGCTTTAATCACGCGCCTGCTTACCGACGAAGAAAAGCGCACCAAGCGAGCCGACATCGCCGTGATTGAAAACTCGCTCAAGCACGCCAGTAATGAAGTCCAGAGAAGTCATTGAGCGGATTCTCGCCATCGCCACCGAACATCAAACCCCTGATTGTTTATGTCTCAACTGTCAGAAATTCCGGGAGATAATTGCCCTGTGCCAAAAGGCCAGCGCACAGCGCGCAACAAGGAATATCAAAAATGGTATCGCGCCAATCCCGCAAACCATAAGTGCGACTGCGGTCAGCCATCAATCAAGCATTCAACTTGCGGATTTGTCTGCGCCAGATGTCTGAAATTGGAAGATCAAGCGGCACAAAACTACGTTGTCGGAAGTCGCGCATTGTCGTCAGAACGTTGGGGCAATCAGCATGGCAATCACCGAACCAAAATCCAAATGAGGACTGATAGCGACCGGGGCGAAAACCGATTCATTGCGACAATCCGCGAGATTGGAAACGAATTGGTTGTGATTGGCCACGGCGAGCATCACCTACGATTGGGGGCGGCATGATTTACACATCTGAAATGAACGACGGCAAGCACGTCTTTGTGTTTGGTTCAAACCTTGGCGGGTATCATGGCGCTGGTGCGGCATGGGAGGCGCGCAAGAATTGGGGCGCAAAGCTAGGTGTTGGCGAAGGTCGCACCGGACAGTCTTATGCGCTGCCAACCAAGGATGAATACATTCAGACGCGAAAGCTTCACGAGGTTTCCGAGAGTGTGAATCGCTTCAAGGAATACGCCGCTAATCATCCCGAGTTGACGTTTCTGGTTACAGCGGTTGGTTGTGGCTTGGCTGGATTCACGCCGCAGCAGATCGCGCCAATGTTTGAAGACGCTCCAAGCAACTGCGTTCTGCCAGAGGAGTTCAAGCGATGAAGCAGCTAATCACATCCATATTGATTTGGTTCATTTTGTTCCAGATCGGAATGCTGCTTCATGCCAAGGCAAGGTATTGGAGAAACAAGCGATGATTCTCAGACCCTACCAAAAAGCCTGCCTCGACGGCAACGCGAAGGCGTTTCGTGCCATTGAAATAAAATTTCCGTGAATTATGTTTGATACGTGCAACAGTCAGTCGGTAAATTCAATCTCCCTTTCCGGGAACGGCGCAAGCCTACACTCATCGCCTATCGCGGTGGACTGTTGCACACCCGGAAAGGGAATCTCCAAAAGTGCAACAGTTATGCCAGCTAAAAAACAGTGGGTTGAAATCATCTGCGGCCTGTGTAATTCAAAATTCCAAGTTGAACCATATCGCGCCAATCGCGCCAAATATTGCTCTTGGACTTGCAAGCAAAAGGCAGGCGCAAAAGTCGCAAACGAGATAATCGCATTCAAGTATCGAGGCACAGGAACAAGCCCGCTTGGTTATGTGAAATTAAATGGTCGCCACGAGCACCGAGTTGTTGCCGAGCAGATGCTTGGACGGAAGCTTCTTCCGGGTGAAATTGTTCACCACAAAAATCGAAACAAGCGCGACAACCGGCCCGAGAATCTTGAAGTTTTATTCCAGCCGGATCATGTCCGCGAGCACCACCGCGAAATGTTGGCCCGAAGAAAGGAGGTTGCTGGCTACTAATGAAACCTCGCCAATATCAATCTGACTGCTTGGTTCAAACCGAACGTGCGTTTGAAGAATTTGACAGGGTTCTAAATGTTCTTCCAACAGGGGGCGGAAAGACCTGCATCTTCTCATGGATGGCAGAAAGCCGAATGGCGAAAGGCGAGCGCGTCCTGATTCTCGCCCATCGTGAAGAGTTGATAGACCAGGCGATTGCCAAGTTACACGCCGCAACCGGCATCGTTGCCGAAAAGGAAAAGGCGGAGTTTTCCGCGACGCTGGAAGCTCGGGTCGTTGTGGCGTCAATTCAAACCATGACACGCCGGCTGGATAAATGGCCCAAGGATCATTTCGGGCTGGTCGTCTGTGACGAAGCGCACCACGCATTGTCGGCGTCGTGGCAGTCGGTCTTGAATCACTTCGATGCGCAGGTCTTAGGTGTGACGGCTACACCGGATCGTGGCGACAAGAAAAACCTCGGCACATACTTTCAGACGATCGGATACGAAATCAGTTTGTTTGACCTGATTGAGCAGGGCTATCTGTCGCGCATCACGCTCAAGTCTATCCCGCTCAAGATTGACCTGTCAGCAGTCGGCAGCATGGGCGGCGACTTCAAGGACAGCGAACTCGGCAGCGCAATTGAACCCTACCTTGACCAGATCGCGCAGAGCATCAAAGAGCAGGCTGCAGGGCGCCGCACGCTGGCATTTCTTCCACTCATCGCCACGTCGAAGAAGTTTGTTGAGGCTTGCGCAAAGCTGGGCTTGAAGGCTGGTCATGTTGACGGAGAGTCGGAGAACCGGAAGGAGATTCTGAACGCCTTCGCCAATGATGAGTTTCAGGTGTTGAGCAATGCGATGCTGCTGACCGAGGGCTATGACGTGGACTCCGAGCCGACCGGAATCGGCATTGATTGCGTCACGGTGTTGAGACCGACGCGCAGCCGACCGCTTTATGCCCAGATGGTGGGGCGTGGCACTAGGACGGCATTGTTCAAAGACAACCTGCTGCTGCTGGACTTCCTTTGGCATCACGAGCGGCATTGCATCGCGCGTCCAGCGCATCTCATCGCTAAGTCGGATGAAGAAGCGGAGCAGATCACGCAATTTACCATCGCCAAGACGGCAGCGTTGCCAGCCGAGGTGATTGAGGCTATGCCGGAGCTGGACTTGGAAGAAGTCGCTGTCGAGGCGTCATCCCAGCGCGAAGAGCAACTCAAGAAAAAGCTCGAAGAGAACAAGAACAAAAAGGCCAAGACCATCAGCGCCGAAGAGTTCGCGATGGAGCACAACTCGATGGACGTCGCCGAATATGCCGAGACGATGCCATGGGAGTCAGCGCCGGTGACTGACAAGCAAATGAAGTGGTTGAAGCGTGCTGGCATTGACATGTCCACGGTACGCAGTAAAGGCCATGCGTCGAAGCTGCTGGGATTGCATTTCGGTAGTAAGAAGCCGACGTTGGCCAGTGAATCACAGCGCGCCCTGATGCAGCGCATGGGGCATCCGAACGCGCGCGAGGCAACCGCAGATGAGGCGCGAAAATTCTTTGCCGATTTGAACCAGAAGAAACGTGAACAGCAGGAGGCTTTATTATGATACCTATCTACTTTCCAGAATCCAATACCATCTTTGGCCCGCCGTCCGACTTGGAGGAATCGCAGTGCATGAAGATCCATGCGCATGTCGGTCAGGTTAGCTCAGGCTCGGTTGATGGAGCATTGCAGGTCGTCGTCGCGTGGCAACCCGACGCTAAGGAGATTACCGACATTATCAACGGCAGCCCAATCTATCTATCCTGCATCGGTGGATTGCCACCGCACTTTCTCACCACTGATTTTCACTCCGCTACTCATCCGGCATAAATGGAATCATCACTTCATAATCATACGCGAGTATCCCCTGACGGCAAGTAGCGGGGAAATTTGATTGATATAAAATGAGCGCATGGAAACTCCTTGAAATTGTATTTCATTTTTCTGCCTTCGGCTTGCGCTTAGCAAGCCTCATGAGCGCGCCCTCTTGCGTCAGTGCGATTGGCTCTCGGCCCTGCTCCCATTGCCAGATCGCGCGCGGTGAAACGTCAAGCACCGCTGCAGCCTGTGATTGCGTGAGGCCAAGCCGCTCACGCTCGGATTTTATTTTCGCGGCGAAGGTCATATCACGCGATGGTTTTTTCGGCGGCATCCACAAGGCTGAGTATTTTTGTGGCGACGGCGCGGCGCTCTTTGGCACTGGCGCCATTACCTATGTCGCTGCCTTCCGCGGCGGCGATGAGCTTACGGAGCATGCCCTCGTTATGCATGTTGACGCGCCTTCCGCCGGTTCTGTTGATCCCAATACTCCCCACAGACACAAATTTGTCTCCGGGTGTGAGCGTGACATAATTCAGGTGCAGGTCATGTATCGCCGCCTCCTTGACGAGGTTGGGGTTTGCGGCAATAACGTCATGGTAGGCTGCGATTCTTTCGTTCCAGATTTCTTTGTTCATTTTTTGTTTTGGCTCGGCTTACTGGGCCTCGCTTACAAGGACATATTCGCAAAATGTGCGAGTAGCGTCAATAACTATTTCGCATTTTGTGCGAATTGATATAACCCAATGAAAATCAACCATTACTTGCCGTCAGGGGATACTCGCGTAATCATATGTGCCCGAAGTGTGGCAAGCTGATGAGCGAGCAAAAGAAATGGTCTGGATTCTGGATGTGCCCTGACTTCAAGAAGCCAATTAATAACGCGCCGCCATACCAATACAAATGCAACGGAATGTTCATTGAGGAACGCGCCGTGAAGGAATTTGAGGATGCGTGTTGGAAGATTGTTCAGCAGCGCAACTAGGAAAACAATGGAATCAATCTCAGACCAAGCTCTAAAAAAGGCGAGACGCAAGAAGGCGGCATCAGCAACCGACAATTCAGAAAAGCTGCCGCCGCATTCATCCGAAGCCGAGCAGGGCGTCATCGGCTGCATTTTACTGTCACCGAAAGAATGCCTGCCGCAATGTCAGCAGGCGTTCTCAGGCTCGTCACCGTTCTATGACCTGCGGCATGACGCCATCTACAATGCGTGTGTTAATCTCGGCAGCGAGTTGGACTTCATCACGCTGCAACAGCGACTCAAGGACAATGGCGAGTTAGACCAGATCGGCGGCATCCCTGAGATGCGCGAAATGCAGCCTGAACAGCCTGAAGAAATGATGCAGCCCCCAATGGAAGGAATGGCACAATGACCCCCGCAAATTTCGTAGGCACCCTGTTCTTGGCCCGTGATGTGGCCCATTCGGTGCATCTAAACACCCGCAGCTATTCCAAGCACAAAGCCTTAAGGCATTTTTACGAAGACATTGTTGGTTTGGCTGACAAGTTTTCGGAGGCTTACCAAGGCCGGCACGGTCTAATCGGCCCAATCGGCCTGATGGGTGCCAAGAAGACTACCAACATTATTGAGTTCTTGCAAGACTCTATGTCTGAACTGGAAGGTTGCCGGTACGAGATGTGCGACAAGTCCGACACACCGATTCAGAACATCATTGATGAGATCATTGGCCTGTACCTGTCTACGCTCTACAAGTTAAAATTCTTGGCATGACTACCGCGTACATTTCCCAGACACAGTTCGGCAAAATTGAAGATTTCAATCTTCAAGTTGCGCGCGGGCAAATTCAGGGGCATAAAACGCTTTTTAAGTTTGGCAACAACCCAGACAGCAACGGTACGCTAGAGACTGTTTGGTCGCAGAGTTCGCTTTACGTGTACCCAACGTCGGCCACAGCGATGAAGGTGTCAAGTACCAGCGCCAGTGACACCGCTGCCGGCACGGGCGCAAGAACAATACGGGTCGATGGTTTGAACGCAAGCTATAACGAGATAAGTGAGTTTGTCACACTTAACGGCCAAACCCCCGTTTTAACGACCAACACTTTTATTCGTGTTTTTCGGTCTTTTGTAGTTACTGCGGGGTCTGCTAATACCGCAGCAGGCACAATTTACGTTGGTGATGGTGTTGTAACTGCGGGTGTGCCGGCAACAATTTATGCAGAAATTCCATTAGGAGAAAATCAAACTCTGATGGCATTGTGGACAGTACCGGCGGGGTACACTTTGTACCTGTCTCGGGGGTCGTTTAGTGCGGCGTCAAACAACACTGCTCAATATGTACTCGGTAAATTTATGGTGCGGCCATTTGGCGGTGTATTCAGGAACGCTGCCGATGTAACGGCTAACAGTAATTTAATACAGTACGATTTTGAAGTGCCGTTAGCCGTCCAAGAAAAGTCAGATATTGAGGCGCGTGTTATTGCCCTTGCGGGCACCAACTTTTACATCACCGCCGCATTTGAAGGCATTTACATCAAAAATGACACTGGTTATTGAGCGTGATTTATTTTAAACAGGAAACATCATGGAACTTTTAAATCCTCTGGCCGACGCTGAATTTCCGGCCAAAAGTCAAACCTATACCGGCACTGCTGGCGTTACTGGCGCATGGCCTGCCGGCCCCCAAGGCGTTGTGGTTTGGTCTGACCAGGCTTGCTTTGTTTTGGTTGGCGAAGGCGTCACTGCCACCACATCCAGCACACCGATCCCACCATTCACACCCATCCCGTTTAAAGTGCCACAAGGCACCGGCGCACCTTGGCGTGTGAGCGCGATTCAGGTGTCTACTGGTGGCACGGTGTACGCTAAACCAATGAACGCGCAATGAGTTATTTTGGTATCCCTATCAGAAACGGCGTTGCCATTGGTCTTGGCAGCATCGTTTCTTTTTTGTCTGGGTATGCTGACGCTACAGTGCAGGGAAATCTTTTAACCGAGATCGGTGACAACCTCGTGCAAGAGGATGGCGGTCTAATTTTGCTGGAGTGATAAATGGCCGATAAGAAAATCTCTGCGCTGACAAGCGCGTCCGTCCCCCTTGCGGGCACTGAGGTATTGCCAATTGTGCAAGGCGGTTCAACCGTCAAGGTGAGCGCCAACGGCCTGTTCAACAACCCAACGGTAACCAACTATGTTGAGGCTGTTGTTGTCATCGGCACGGTGACTACTTCATCTACTTTGGCGCTGACCAACGGCACGGTGCAAACGGCAACCCTGACAGCATCCACAGCTTGCACTTTTACCATGCCTACCGCTACGGCTGGCAAATCTTTTGTGTTGCTGCTCAAACAGGCCGCAGCAACTGGTAACGGCACGGCAACATTTACAGGTGTGAAATGGGGCACCGCTGGCGCACCAACCATCACAGCAACTGCTGGCAAGATGGACATTCTGACCTTTATTGCTGACGGCACAAACTGGTACGGTTCAATCGCCCAAGGTTACACCCCATAATGTTTGCCGCTAAAAACTTCTTTTTAACTGCCGTTGCAGCGGCTATTGCGCCATCGACAGTTGAATATCTTGTTGTTGCTGGCGGCGGTGGTGGTGGCGGTTTTTACTATGGTGGCGGTGGTGGTGGCGGCGGTTTGCGTACTGCTACTGGGTTTGCGGTTTCTTCTGGAAGTGCCATAACTTTAACTGTCGGCGCGGGCGCTCCTGCAAGGTCTAGTAATTTAGACCAAACTGTAGGTGGAACTGGTAGTAATTCTGTATTTTCAACTATTACTTCTAACGGCGGTGGTGGTGGTGGTAATGCTGTTCTTGCTGCTTCAAACGGTGGTTCGGGCGGTGGTGGCGGTTCATCTAATGGAACTCCGGGAGTGCGTGTAGCAGGAACTGGCACATCTGGACAAGGTAATAATGGTGGCACTGGTGCATCAAACCCTAACGGCGGTGAATATGCTGGCGGTGGCGGCGGTGCGGGTGCAGTCGGTACTGCTGGCGGTACTTCTGCTGGTCAAGGTGGTGTAGGTGTTCAATTTCCAGCTAGTTCTGGCACTTACTATGCTGGCGGTGGCGGTGGCGGTGCTGGATTTTTAGGCTCTGGTGGCGGTCAAGGTGGTACTGGCGGCGGTGGAAATGCAGGTGACTCAACAAACAATACCGCTGGCGCAGGTTCAGTTAATACAGGTGGTGGCGGTGCTGGATACAGTGATGGTGCGTTAACAGGTACTGGCGGCGCAGCAGGCGGCTCTGGTATCGTTATTATTCGCTATGCAGATACTTTTAAGGACATCACATCCATCAGTGGTGGATTAACATACTCAGGCCCAGTAACCTCAGGTGGGTACAAAACTTACACATTTACCCAAGGAACAGGAACGGTGACTTTCTAATGGCACACTACGCATTCTTAGATGACAACAACATCGTTACAGAAGTGATTGTTGGAAAAGATGACACTGATATGTCCCAAGATTGGGAGCTGTTTTATGGCGAAATCCGCAATCAAATTTGTGTACGCACCTCGTACAATGGCAACATCCGTAAAAATTATGCTGGCATTGGTTACACCTACGACTTAGGCCGTGATGCGTTTATTCCACCACAACCATTCCCCTCATGGGCGCTGAATGAAACCACTTGTTTGTGGGATGCGCCTGTTGCCATGCCTACCGATGGCATGTATTCTTGGGATGAAACCACATTGACTTGGGTTGACTGTACCATCTAGCTCAAACATCTGATATATTTGTAAAAACCGTACTGGTGCGTTCACCAGGGAATCCAAGGATTCAAAAATGCTAGAAGAAGTACCAGCGGAGTCACTACCCGTGCCAGAACAGGAAGCAACGGCTGCACCTGAAGCTGAAGTTCAATCGCCGGAAACGCCAGAAGTAGTTGCAACCAAGCAATTTTCGCAAGAGGAACTTGATGCAGCCATTGGCAAACGCCTCGCAAGAGAGCAACGTAAGTGGGAACGAGACCAAGCACAGCGCCAGTCTGAACAACAGACGCTGAGAGCCGCACCGGCAGCCACCGCTGACCAGTTTGAGTCCAATGAAGCCTATGCGGAAGCATTGACGCTACAGAGGGCAGAAGAACTGATCGCCAAGCGTGAAGCCGCCAAACAGCACTCTGCTATTCTCGAAAGCTATCAGGAACTTGAAGAAGCAGCGCGGGACAAGTACGATGACTTTGAACAAGTCGCCTACAACCCCAAACTGTCGATCACGAACGTGATGGCTGAAACGATCCAGTCTTCGGACATTGGCCCTGAGTTAGCTTACTATCTCGGTTCCAACCCCAAAGATGCCGATCGCATCTCACGCATGACGCCACTCGGTCAGGCAAAAGAGATTGGAAAAATTGAGGCCAAATTGGCCGCAGAACCTCCGGTCAAACGAACAACGTCAGCGCCAGCGCCGATTTCTCCTGTAACTGCTCGGAACTCCGGTTCGTCAACGCAAGACACTACAGACCCACGGTCTACCAAGACCATGACGGCCTCGCAGTGGATTGAAGCTGACAGGGCACGTCAGATTAAGAAGCTTGAAGCGCAACGTATCCGCTAACTTTTTTTAGGAAATTTAAATGTCAAATTCGATTCTTACAATCGACATGATCACGCGCAAAGCGCTTGAGATTCTCGAAAACAACCTGGTCCTTACCCGCAACGTAAACCGTCAGTACGACGACAGCTTTGCTGTTGAAGGTGCCAAGATTGGTTCCACTCTGCGTATCCGCCTGCCTGACCGCGCTCTGGTCACTGACGGTGCCGCCCTGCAAGTTCAGGACGACAACGAGCAGTTCACAACCCTGACTGTTGCCAACCAAAAGCACATCGGCGTCAACTTCACATCCGCTGAACTGACCATGCAATTGGACGACTTCGCAGAGCGTGTTCTGAAGCCGCGTATTAGCCAGTTGGCCTCCAGCATTGATGCTGATGTCGCCAATGCGTACAAATACATCGGCAACAGCGTCGGCACTCCAGGCACCACTCCTTCGACCTCGCTGGTGCTGTTGCAAGCCCAACAGAAGCTGAACGAGAACGCTGCTGTGATGTCGCCACGTTACGCCACCGTTAACCCAGCCGCCAACGCTGGTCTGGTTGAAGGTATGAAAGGTTTGTTCAATCCGACCGACACTATCTCCAAGCAGTTCCGCAACGGCATGATGGGCACTGGCGTGCTGGGCTTCGACGAGATCAATATGTCTCAGTCGATCAAGCAGCACACCACTGGCTCGCGTGATGCTTCCGCTTCCACACTGGTAAAGACACCAGGCGTGACCAGCGAAGGCGCTTCGACCATCCTGTTGGAACAAGGTTCTGTGACGACCACAATTAAAGCCGGTGACGTGTTCACCGTGGCTGATTGCTACGCCGTCAACCCACAGACCCGTGAGTCCACTGGTTCGCTGTATCAGTTCGTTGCTCTGGCTGACGCCACTGCTTCGTCTGGCACTTGGACCGTGACCGTGTACCCTATGTACTCGGCCAACCACGCTCTGGCTACTGTGAACGCTCTGCCTGTTACCGGCAAAACCGTTACGTTCCTCGGCGCGGCTTCCAGCCAGTTCGCTCAGAACTTGGTTTACCACAAGGACGCCATCACGTTCGCCACTGCTGACCTGTTGCTGCCACAAGGCGTTGACATGGCTGCTCGTGCCGTTCACAACGGTATCAGCCTGCGCGTTGTTCGTCAGTACGACATCAACAACGACCGTATGCCTTGCCGTATTGACGTTCTGTATGGTTACAGCACCATCCGTCCACAGATGGCCTCGCGCATCTGGGGCTAAATTGAATGCCCCTTCGGGGGCGTTTTTTAAATCTTTTTTAAGGAAATTATCATGGCACTTCCAAACGGCGGCGGCGGTTACCAACTTGGTGACGGCAACCTGAACGAAATCGTACTGGGCTATGCTCCAGCCCCTGCAACCTATACAGCTAACGCAACTGCCGCTTTGACAGTTGCCGATCTGGAAGGCGGCATCATTCTGTACACGCAAACCAATGCCAACAACCTCCAGCTTCCGCTGGTGGCCGGTGTGGGTGGTGTGGATGCAGAAATCAGCAGCGCCAAAGTCGGCAGCACTTTTGACTTTTGCGTCATGTCTACCAGCACTGGTGTGGGCACGCTGACTGTCAATACCGGCTGGACTTTGGTTGGCTCTGGTCTGACCACTGCATCCGGTTTCGGTGCTTTGTTCCGCGCCCGCAAAACGGGTGATGGTACTTACACCTGCTATCGCATTGGCTAAATCGGGTGGGGCTTCGGCCCCATCTTTCTAAAGGAACATCATGCCAAATACTAAATCCATCGGCGTTGCTTATGAAGACCAGCAACTGGATGGCGCAATCATGGGCAAAACAGGCGGCACCGCAGGCTTCTACGGCACCACCCCCATTGTTCAAGCTGCTGCCATCACGGCTGTCACTGACGCTGCTACCGGCGCTCAATTGGCAACTGCCATCAACGCGCTTCGTACCGCGTTGAAAAACATCGGCATTACTGCCTAATGTATCGGGGGCTTCGGCCCCCGTTTTCACATGCACATCTACTTAAAACACCCTGTCTTTGGTTGCAAGGTCGCGATTTCCAGTCTGGAAGCCGATTACGACGAAACAAATGGCTGGAAGCGGTACAATCCAGAAACACCCGCATCAGAGCCAGAGCCTGAAGTAGCGGTTAACGCGCTGGAAGTTAAGCGCAAATACACACGCAAGGCTGTAGCCGAAGGAGTCTGAGCATGGCATCAGCCATCTACGCAATTGTCAACAATGTCACTCACGACATGTACGTTGGCTCTGCTGTGGCTGTTAACCGTCGATGGAGCCGTCACCTGCATGATTTGCGCAAAAACGTTCACGCTTGCACCCATTTGCAAAATGCGTATGGCAAGTATGGCGCAGATGCTTTTGATTGGGAAATTGTGCAATTTGTTAACGACAAAATTGATTTAATTCCCCGCGAACAATTTTGGATTGATTTTTTTTGCCCCACATACAACAAGCGAAAAATTGCAACCTCATGCTTAGGCTTGACGCGCACATTGGAAGCTAAGGAGAGAATGCGGCAAGCGCAACTTGGGCGGAAACAAAGCGCGGAAACAATTATTAAACGAAGCGCCGCATTAAAAGGTAAACCCCGTTCACCCGAAGTCCGAGCTAAAATAAGCGCGTCTCACAAAGGCATTGTGCCAACTGCCGCGTCTCGCGCCAAGATGTCAGAATCTGCCAAACAAAGGGCAAAAAAATGAGCACTATCACCACCGTAGGTGACCAAATTAATCGGGCGCTCCGTTTGCTTGGCGTACTGGCTGAAGGTGAAACGCCGTCTGCGGCTACGTCGCAAGACAGCTTAATGGCGTTTCAACAAATGGTAGATTCGTGGAACACTGAGCGCCTGTCTGTTTTCTGCACGCAAGATCAAGTCTTTACATGGCCCGCTGGCGAGTACATTCGCACGCTTGGCCCATCGGGCAACTTTGTTGGCCTGCGCCCCGTGCTGTTGGACGAGGCCACTTACTTTCGTGACCCAAGCACCAATGTGTCGTTTGGCATCAAGTTTATCAACCAGCAACAGTACAACGGCATTGCGGTCAAGACCGTAACATCTACGTACCCGCAGGTTTGCTTTGTGAACATGGGGTTCCCCGATGTCACGTTGTCGATCTACCCGCGCCCAACACGCGATCTGGAGTGGCATTTTGTGTCTGTTCAGGAACTGAGCAACCCCGCCACCCTGACAACTGATTTGTTCTTCCCGCCTGGCTACTTGCGGGCGTTTGCCTACAACTTGGCGATGGAGATTGCACCAGAGTACGGCACTGAGCCGTCACCGCAAGTCAAGCGCATTGCGATGACCAGCAAACGCAACCTCAAACGCATCAACAATCCTGACGATGTGATGTCAATGCCTTACGCCATTGTGGCGACCCGCCAGCGCTTTAATGTGTACGCTGGGAATTTTTAATTACTAAATGGTGCAGGCAGCATGATATTTTCGCTTTGCTTCAAGGTAGATTTGATGCGCTTCTTCCGGAGTGCTGTAATCACCCAACCATTTAAATTTGCCCTTAACGGACAGACTTGCACGCCATTTGTTTTGGTACCAAATGACGCCCATAAAACCGGATTTGTTTCGGCGGTTGGGTTTTCGCACGTTTTGCGAATTGCCATCCGCAAACACATCTCGAAGATTTGCAATTCGATTGTCGGCTTTGTCGCCATTGATGTGGTCGATAAGACCTCTAGGCCATTCACCGTGCGTGTACAGCCACGCCAGCCTGTGTGCTTTGTAAATGCGTTTTGCAATGCCGATCGTTATGTAACCAATGCGTTTTTCTGTGCAACCCGCAATGTCTCCAGCTTTAACCGCTTTGCTTGGGCGAATTCGCCAAGTAAAAACGCCCGTGTCGGCGGCATAATCAAACATTTCTTGGACTTGTTTTTGAGTCAACGACATTTGCAATCTCCAGTAATTAGCATGAATACTATCACAGCAATTACTAGGGTGCAAGCATGAAAACGCCAATTTTGGGCAGCAGCTATGTCGCACGCAGCATCAACGCCGCCGACAACCGCATGATCAACTTGTTTCCTGAAGTCATCCCAGAAGGTGGCAAAGAAGCTGGTTTTCTTAACCGTGCGCCTGGTCTTCAGTTTCAGCAAACCATAGGCACCGGCCCGATTCGGGCGCTGTGGGCGCATCAGACCAACGGCAGCGACTTCTATGTTGTGTCGGGTACTGAGTTCTATAAAGTCACTGGATTGACCGCCACACCCACCAAGTTGGGTGATGTGACTGGTACGGGGCCGGTGTCGATTGCTGACAACGGCACGCAAATCTTTTTGGCTTGTAACGGCCCAAGTTACATTTACAACGAAGTCACCAACGTATTTGCCCAGATTACTGACCCCGACTTTCCAGGCGCGGAGACTGTGGGCTACCTTGACGGCTATTTTGTCTTCAATGAACCCAACAGCCAAAAAGTGTGGGTGACCCAACTACTGGACGGCACATCTGTTGACCCGCTTGATTTTGCGTCTGCTGAAGGTTCTCCAGATGGATTGGTCGGGCTAATCGTGGACCACCGCGAGGCATGGTTGTTCGGCACCGACTCGGTTGAGGTCTGGTATGACGCCGGCTTGGCTGATTTTCCATTAACGCGCATTCAAGGCGCTTTTAACGAAATCGGGTGTGTTTCTGCATTCTCTATTGCAAAACTCGACAACGGCTTGTTTTGGCTTGGTACAGATGCGCGGGGTCAGGGTATCGTCTATCGGGCCAACGGTTACACCGGCCAACGAGTGTCCACGCACGCCATTGAATATGCCATCGCTCAATACGGCAACATTTCTGACGCCATCGGGTACACATACCAGCAAGAAGGCCACGCCTTTTATGTGCTGACTTTTCCATCCGCTAACGCCACTTGGGTCTACGATGTAGCCACGCAAGCATGGCACGAACGCGCTGGCTGGAACACTTCAACAGGAAAATTTACGCGCCACCGCAGCAACTGCCAATGCAACTTTGGCGGCAATACTGTGGTTGGCGATTTTGAGAACGGCAACATTTACACTCTCAGTCTGGGTGTGTATGCTGACAATGGTGGCATCCAGAAGTGGTTGCGGTCATGGCGGGCGCTGCCAACAGGCCAAAACAACCTCAAGCGCACGGCCCAGCACAGCCTTCAGCTTGATTGCGAATCGGGCACGGGCTTAGTCACGGGCCAAGGTAGCGACCCCGAGATTATGCTGCGCTGGTCAGATGACGGCGGCCACACATGGTCCAACGAGCATTTGAGCAAGATGGGCAAGATCGGTGAGTATTACCGCCGCGTCTTTTGGCGGCGACTGGGCATGACGCTTAAGTTGCGTGATCGGGTGTACGAAATTTCAGGCACTGACCCTGTTAAAACAGCCATCATGGGCGCTGAACTATTGATTAGCCCCACCAACGCATAATGGCTACAACGCCCAACATTACTCAAATCACGGCCCCCCGTGTTGAGCTAATTAATCCAAAAACAGGGTTGATGTCACGGGAATGGTACAGGTTTTTTTACAACCTGTATGTAGTCACAGGTACGGGAACGGGCATTACGCCGGTTATCAGCGGCGGCACAGGACTAAGCTCTATTCCGACCAACGGTCAATTGTTGATCGGTAACGGGTCTGGGTACACGCTAAGGACTTTGGGGGCTGGCACAGGCATTACCGTTACCAACGGCGCAGGCGTCATTGTTGTCGCCAACAGCGGCGTTTTAAGCTGGTCTGGCGGCACTAGCGGCCTAACCCCCGCAACAGCCACCGCAGGCGCTGTGGTGCTGGACGGCACACTGATTGCTGCCAATGGCGGCACAGGGTTTGCCTCTTACGCTGTTGGTGACTTACTGTACGCAAACACCACCACCACTTTGGTAAAACTGCCTGCTGGGACAACTGGGCAAGTTTTAACAATCGCGTCTGGCGCGCCCATTTGGGCAACCCCCAGCGCTTCAGCGCCAGTCACCAAGACTGCGGACTTCACTTTAGCGGATGGCGAGTCTTGGGTCATCAACAACAAGTCCGGCTCAACTTGCACTGTCACTTTGCCGGCTGCGTCTACATACACCGGACGCCAAGTCACATTCAAGAATATGCAGCCGCAGCTTTTGGTGTCGGCATCAAGCAATGTTGTGCCGCTTGACAGCACTTCAGCGGGCACTGCAATTCTCTTGGATGTTGTGGGAAATTGGGCGACAATGGTGTCAGACGGCACAAACTGGGTCATCATGCAAGCGGCGTCCAACAACAACCTGCTTTTGGAATAAATTGATGAAATTTATTGACCCTGAAATTCGGCATCACTTTGGTGGCAGCGTCTACGCCAAAGAGACTTTTATCCCCGCCGACAAGTGGTTGGTGCAACACACACATAAATTTGATCACCTGTCGATATTGGCGCAGGGATCAGTTGAGTTAATTGTTGATGGCAAAAAGACGGTAATTCACGCACCAGCGTGCTTGACTATTGAAGCCGGCAAGCATCACGGCGTAAAATCGCTCACAGATGTTATTTGGTATTGCATACACGCAACGGATTGCACAGACGAAAACGAAGTCGATGATGTGATCATTGCCCCCGTCGATTTACAACAAGTGCGCCAAATCGCGCATTGTTTGACTGAAGGAGTTTGATATGGGATGGATGGCCGCCGCCGTAATTGGCAGTTCTTTACTTGGTGCTAGTTCAGCAAGCAGCGCAGCGGATACGCAAGCCGCTGCTGCTGATCGTGCGGCTGAACTTCAGCAGCAACAGTTTGAACGGCAAGTCGAACTGCAAGCGCCGTTCCGCGAGGCGGGCGTGCGCGCGCTGCCAGAGCTGGAAGCCGCGTCTAGGTACACGCCGTTTGGCATGCAGCAGTTTCAGCAAGACCCAGGCTATGCGTTTCGGTTGTCTGAAGGCCAGAAAGCACTTGATCGTCAAGCTGCTGCCCGTGGCGGTTTGATCTCTGGCGCTGCGCTAAAAGGCGCGCAACGCTTCGGTCAAGAAATGGGTTCGCAAGAGTACACCAACGCTTTTAACCGCTACCAGACTGAGCGCCAAGCGCGGCTCAACCCGCTGCAATCTTTAGCTGGTATGGGTCAGACTTCCGTAGGCCAGCTAGGCCAAGCTGGTCAAGCGATGGCGACTGGCGTAGGTGAGGCTGGCGCTCAAGCCGCGCAGGCACGGGCGTCTGGCTACATGGGCGGTGCCAACGCGTTGACGCAAGGCTTGGGTCAGTATATGAACTACAGTCAAGGTCAAGAGCGCAATGCTTTGCTGTCGCGTGCTATTGGTGGTGGCGGCGGTGGAATGGCCTACACAGCCGAGCCAGGTTTTTCTAACACACCATCGTACCTGGTTCGATAAGGACTAATTTATGCCAATCAACCCTAACATTGCGATGAGTTTTCGCGGCGTAGAAATGCCGCAGCAGAATGCGCTGGCTGATTACGCCGCCATCCAACAGATTCAAGGCGGTCAGCGTCAAGCTGAAGTTGCACAGATGCAGCTTGAGTCTATGCGCCGAGATCAGGCTGCTCTGGCTAAAATGCAAGAAGCCATTGCGGCCAAAGGTGGCCCTGCCGATTTGGACGTGGCTGCGGATGAAATGATCAAGTCAAACATCCCCGAGTATTTTAAACAAGGCATGGTTATTAAGCAAACGCTTAACAAGCAACGTCAGTTTGCCAAACTGCTTGGCCCAACTGGTGGCGCTGCTCCGGCCGCCGCTGCACCTGCAAGCGAAGCCTATCCAGGCTACAACGAGTCTATTGGCATGACGCCTTCGGTCAACGCTATGGCACCGGCTGCCGCTGCGCCAGTCAATGCGATGGCTGATCGCATCAATCAAGCATACGCAATCGGTACGCCCGAAGCTCTGGCATGGGCCAAAGCCCGCGAAGAAGAACTTAAACCGATGACGGTTTCGCCAGGCGCTACCGTATTCCAAGGCGGAAAGTCAGTATTTACTGCGCCTGCTGCTGCCGCCGCACCGCTTAATGTTTCAAGGTTAATTAAAGAGCGCGATGCGTTGCTACCAGGCGATCCAAATATCGCAATTTACAATGATGCTATCCGAAAAGAAACGCAGTTTGCGCCGCGCGCAGTTACGAATGTAAACTTGCCGCCGCAGCAAAGCGCGTTTGAAGGTGAATTGGGCAAAGGCCAAGCCAAGTCAATCATTGATAGCCGCACTGCCGCGCAAGACGCCGTGTCAATTATTGACACGGTTGAAACAGGGCGTGGCTTGTTGAAGTCCGGCATGATTACCGGCGCAGGCGCTGACTTTATGGTGAACTTGAACCAAGCGCTAAAAACGGCTGGTGTTGATTTTGGATATGCTGACGCCGCCGCCAATTCGCAAGCCTACGCCGCCAACATGGCGCAGAACGTAGGAAAAATTATTAAGCAATTCGGTGCGGGCACCGGCTTGTCTGACGCTGACCGCCAATACGCGGAGAAGATGGCTGCGGGCAAGATTACGCTTGACACCAAAGCGCTTAACAAGATTCTTGACATTAACGAGCGCGGCGCGCGCAATGTCATTACGCGGCACAACAAAGATGTCGAAGGCATAAAATCCAAAATTTCGCTTAAAGTTGAAGCGCCGGCCAAACGCGCAGAACCTGCGGCAGTTGCTACCGCGCCTCCGGTGGCTATTGAATACCTTCGCGCCAACCCTAGCATGAAGAGCGCGTTTGACGCAAAATATGGCGCTGGGGCAGCAGACCGTGCTTTGAAAGGTCAGTAATGGCAGCCAACCCGTTTGATCAATTTGATGCTCTTGCCGCTAATCCGTTTGATCAATTTGACGTTAAAGCGCCAGCAGTTTCATCTGGTGTTCCAGGCCCGCGCCAAAGCTACGGCGCAATGGAAGTACCTGGCGCGGCTATTGCCAATCTTCCGGCCAGTGCCAAACGGTTTGCTGGCGGTTTGTACGAGGCCATCACAAGCCCCGTGCAGACTTTAAAAGCGGCTGCTGACGTGGCTGCGGGCGCGCTTCAAAACGTGCTGCCCGAGAAAGCGGTTAACTTTATTAACCAGTTTGACGCCAACCCTGAAGCATCAAAACGTGCCGTTGAAATGGCAAACGCTGTTGGTGGGTTGTACAAAGAGCGCTACGGGTCGTATGAAGGAATTAAGCGCACGCTGGCTGAAGACCCCGTAGGCGCTGCTGCTGACCTGTCCACGCTGCTCACTGGCGGCGCTGCGGCCACCACTCGCGTTGCGCCGGCTGTTTCTTCTGCGCTAAAAACAGCCGCAGTCGCTACCAATCCGTTGAGTGTAGTCACCAAGCCCGCGCAAGCCGTATTGGCTGCAAAGGAAAAAATTCTGCCAAGCGCTATTCTTAAAGAAAAAGAAATGAACGCTGTGCGGGACGCTACTCTGCGGGCCGCGCAAGGCGAAGGCTATGTAGCAACGCCAGGCAGCATATCGCCTACGGGCGCAAACATTCTGTCTGAGCGCATGGCGGGAAAAACGCATCTGGAGCAATTGGCGTCTGTTCAAAACCAGACTGTCACCGACAAGCTGGCGCGGCGTGCGGTGGGCATTCCAGAAACAGCCCCGCTTACGTCAGACGCAATGAAAGACATTCGCAAGATTGAGTACACAAAAGGTTATGAGCCGATCAAAAACTTAGGCCCGATTAAAACCGACAACGCATATCTTGATGACTTGATTAATCTTGAGTCATCGTACACTGGCCCTGGCGGCTCTTTTCCTGGCGCTGTGCCCGAAACGGTGTCTAACTTGGTGAAGACATTCACCGCAGACACGTTTGACGCCAAGGACGCCGTTAAGGTTACGCAGACTTTGCGAGAACAAGCTAAAAGTAATTTTTTCAAAGGTGATAACGATCTAGCCAAAGCGCAAATCGGAATTTCTAACGCACTTGAAAATCAGATTGAGCGCTCGCTTACCGCCGCGCAACGCCCTGATGCAGCAAAGCTGTTGGAACAGTTTCGTTTGTCGCGTCAGCGCATGGCAGTCAGCCACACAATTGAAGACGCCATTAAAGAAGGCTCTGGCACGGTGATGGCGTCAAAGTTGGCGAGAGACATTCAGTCGGGCAAGTATGTGTCCGGCGATGTTAAAACCATAGCTGAGTTTGCCAACGTGTTTCCCCGCGTAATGCAGTCACCTAGCCAAATCGGAACGCCCGCCAGCGGCTCAATCTTAGGTCGTGGCTTAACGGGCGCTGCGGGCGCGGGCGTAGGCTACGCAATTGGCGGTGAAACTGGTGGAGGCATAGGGGCCGCGATGGGCGCGGTTGCGCCTGAAATGATTTCAGCGGGGATGCGAAATTATTTGCTGTCCAAACGCGGGCAGCGCAATCTGACCCCAAATTATTCACCTTTTGCGTCGCGTTTGACCAGCGACGAAGCGGCGCGCAACGCATTGATGATGCAGCGCGTTCAAGAAGCCACCAACCCATATCGCATCCAGCTTAACAACATGGCACCTGGACGACCATAACGCTTTGATCGGAAAATAAACATGGCCGCACTTACACCCACACCCAAGCAGCAAATCTACGGTAGCGATGGCAACCCGTTAGTTGGTGGAAAAATCTACACCTACGCAGCGGGCACTACCACACCATTGGCAACCTACACGGACGAAGGCGCGGGCACGGCCAACACCAACCCGATCATCCTGAATTCGCTAGGTCAAGCCAACATTTGGTTGGATTTAGCGTCTTCGTACAAGTTCAGCGTGTTTACATCTGCTGATGTGTTGCTGTACACGGTAGACAACATTGCTGCGCCTCTGGACTACTTGTCCTTGGTCACTGAACTTGCCTCACCACCGCCCATCGGTAGCACCGCGCCTGACACTGGCGCGTTTACTACTTTGGCGGCCACAACAGCTACCATCACCACGGTCAACGCCACCACGGTCAACGCCGCCACGGTCAACGCCGCCACCATCACCGCAACTGGTACAGTTACTGCCGAAACTTTGACTTTTGAGGGTGGCGGCTCAATGACCAAGCCGCCAGAAGCGGGCATTCAACCAATCGCCGCAACAGTAGCCGCCAATGCGCTTACGGTCACATTAAACCCGACTGTTTTGGATTTTAGGTCTGCTACTTTGGGAAGCGGAACTGTGGTTTCGCGGGTAATTTCATCTGCCATCACCACAACCGTATCGTCTGGTTCAACCTTGGGGACTGTTTCGGCGGTACAGAGCCGCATTGTGGTACTGGCGCTTGACAATGCTGGAACAGTAGAGTTGGCCGTTGTCAACATCTCAGGCGGCAATGATCTGACAGAAACCGGATTAATCAGCACAACAGCCGAAGGTGGTGGTGGTGCAGCAGACAGCGCTTCCGTTATCTACTCTAACACCGCCCGCACAAACGTGGCTTATCGCGTTGTTGGCTATGTTGAAAGCACACAGGCCACAGCAGGTACATGGGCAACTGCGCCCAGTACCATTCAAGGATGTGGTGGTCAGGCTTTGACTGCCATGAGCAGCTTGGGGTATGGGCAAGTGTATAGCGCGCCTTCGCGAGTAGCCGGAACAACTTACTACAACACCAGCGGAAAACCAAGGTTTATCGTTGTTACCGTTTCAGGTGGCGCTGGAACTGTTGTAATAACTGTGGGCGGTGTTGCCACTGGAACACCAAACTCAGGCGCTAATTTAACGGTATCGGCGATAGTGCCGCCTAGCGCTGGCTACTCAACGCAAGTTACTGGCGCGTTTGGTATTGACACTTGGACAGAACTAGGATAAATCATGCACTACAAATCACCCGACAACTCTGTTCACTTTCTTGATTCTGCCGATTACGAACACCTGCTTCCTAGCGGTTCTGTTCAGATCACAGATGCGGAAGCTGCCACCCTTCGTGCTGCCAATGCGCCGGTATTGACTTACGCTCAAAAGCGTGTTGCCGAGTACCCACCGATGACTGACTACCTTGATGGCATTGCCAAAGGCGACCAAGCGCAAGTAGACGCCTATGTCGCTGCCTGTCTGGCCGTCAAAGCGAAGTATCCGAAGCCATGAGCGGGCACGATGTAACCCACCGAGAAATCTACGACAGGCTGGTGGCTGTTGAGATGAAGGTGGACGCCATTGCTGACAGCACCAAGGATGTGGTTAAAGCGTTTGAGGCTGCCCAAGGCGCGTTTACCGTGTTGGAGTGGCTTGCCAAGGCGGCAAAGCCTCTGCTGTGGCTTGGTGGTCTGGTCGCTGCTGTGGTTACCTTCTGGGACCATCTCAAAGTCAAGTAAAAAGGAATGCGTGCGCTGGACGTGGACGCAAGACCGAAAAACCGTCTGGTGCCTTGAGTGGCGTGAAAGAAAACAGTGATCGATCCGCTAACGGCGCTGGCAGGTATACAGGCAGCGGTTGCGCTGATCAAAAAGGTCAGCAAGACCGTCGATGATGTGTCTTCGCTCGGCCCTGTGCTGGGCAAGTACTTCGACGCCAAATCAACGGCAAGCAAAGCGGTCGTCCAGGCCAAGAAGTCCAAGTCCAGCATGGGCACCGCCATCCAGATCGAGATGGCGCTGGATCAGGCCAAGCGGTTTGAAGATGAGTTGCAACTGCTGTTCATGCAGTCAGGCAAGATCGATGTCTGGAACAAGATCAAGTCCAGAGCCGCCGCAATGGATGTCGAGGCGGCCCATGAAGCCCGCAGAGAAAAAGCCGCCGAGAAGAAGCGCCAAGAGGAAGTGGATGAGATCATCACCATCCTGCTCATTCTTCTGGTGACATGCACGGTTCTTGGCGCAACGGGCTGGTTTGTGTACGAAGCCTTGCAACAGTGCAGTCCCAATTGTGGTTTTCAGAAAGGTTGACTATGTTCCCCCTCACAGCACTTCTTGAAGTCGGCGGCAAGCTCATCGACAAGCTCATCCCAGACCCAGAAGCCAAGGCCAAGGCCCAAATGGACCTCGCCAAGATGGCGCAAGACGGCGAACTCGCCAAGATGGCGAACGACACCAAGCTGTACGAGGTCGAGCAAGAAAACATCACTGAGCGCTGGCAGGCTGACATGGGCAGCGACTCATGGCTGTCCAAGAACATCAGGCCAATGGCCCTGATTGCCATCTTCATTGCGTTCTTTCTGTTCACCATGATGAGCGCCTTCGGGTACAACGCGCAGGAGAGCTACGTCAACTTGCTGGGCCAGTGGGGCCAGATCATTTTCCTTGCCTACTTTGGCGGCCGCACAGTCGAGAAGTTGGCTGACATGAAGATGAACAAAAAATGAAGCTGACCGAACACTTCACGCTGGAAGAGTTGACCACCACCAGCCACCGCCAGTTTGACAACACGCCAAACGACGCCGAGATGGCGAACCTAGTCAAGCTGGCCGAGTTCTTGGAAAAGGTCAAAACTTACCTTGACGGCAAGCCGATCATGATCAACTCAGCGTTTCGCAGCAAGGCCGTCAACGACAGCGTAGGCAGCAAGGACACCAGCCAGCACCGCACGGGCTGCGCGGCTGACATCAGGGTGCCAGGCATGACGCCTGACGCCGTGGTGAGGGCTTTGGTGGCCTCCACGCTGCCGTTTGACCAGATCATCCGTGAGTTCGACGCATGGACGCACATCAGCATCAGCGACAAGCCGCGCCGTCAGGCGCTAATCATCGACCGCGCTGGGGTTCGCCCATTTGCATGAGTTTTCGGTACGCCGCAATGGCGTCCTTCACATCGCGCTGCAACTGCTCGATGCGCTCGTTCTGCTCGACCATCTTCGTGTTTGCTTCCTCGGCAAACTGGGCCAGGTTCTCTTGGGTCCAAGTCTTAAAGTTTGACATTCGTTGATGGCCGTCCGGCCCCTAATTTTTGTTTATCCACACGAACCACCGCGTCGTCGATGGTCGTAAACCTGTGCAAGTTCGCGCACTCGTAGCGCCGGTACGCGCCCGCTGTGCGCTTGCGCGTCTCAAGTAGTTCAGTCCAAGCGTTGCATTCTGGGCACTTCATTGCTTGTGTATCTTAAATTGTTTCGGCTTCTGCTTCAGCAAAGCGGCGGTCTTGCCACTGATCTCTAAGGTGCCGTAGTTAGGCGTGTCTTCGCGGATGCGCTCGACGGCCTTGGACGAGGCCAGGCTGCGCTTGAGGGCCGTGTTGTTGGCGTTGAGCGTCTCGCCGCGCTTGACGCGCTCCTCGTCGGTGTACTGACGCCAGTTAAATGCGTTGGTCATTTTGGTTTCTTCGGTACGGGGCACCAGTGAGTGTAGAAGGATGTGTCGGATTGCAGCACGCCGTACTGGGCCACGCCGCCGATGGACAGCAGTTGCAGCTTGACGCTGCGCGGCGTGTCCTTGTCGATGGGCAGCCAGTAGGTGTCGGTCGCCACCGCCACGGTATTCGTTGAGTTGATGGTGTGGGTCACAGCGCGGTCCCCTTCTTGGCGCACGGCCAAGTCTTGCCCATGAAGTAGATGAAGATGGCCTCGGCGGGCAGATGGCGCACAGCGGGGTTGTTCTCCAGGTACTGCTTGGTGAGGTCGGATATCTGCCCCAAGGTCATGGTCCCCGGCGTGCAGAAAGCTACGCCTACGTTAGCGTCGTAAACACCAGCTACATAGCCACGGCTCATGCCCCAATCGACATGGTTGCCAGCGGTTTCGGCCTTCTTGAAAATGTCCAGCAGCTTGTTGCCGTCAAACATCTGCGCCTGTGCGGGCAGGGCCAGCAGTGCGGATAAAAGTAGTGCGTATTTCATGTCTTCTTCCCCAGCACAACCCGCTCTAGCACGGCCATTGCCTTAATCAGTTCGTCATCAACAAACGATGGCAGTGGGTTCTTGGTGCTGAATGCCCACGACTCCAGCGCGGACAGTAGCTTGATGATTTTCAGTGCTTCTTCTTTAGTCATGTGTTCTTCTCCTTAAGTTTGTACTCAACCATTTTTGCCAAAGACGCTGCGAATGTTGTGCCGTCTAAGTCATATGCCCAATCAATACATTCTTTGCGCTCCTCCTTCGTCAGCCCTACCCACGGCTTTTGCAGGTTGTAGTTCCCAGCACGCATGACGAGCTTGTCGGGGTCGGTTGGGTGTTGTTCAAACGGCATTGTTCTTCTCCTTGAGTTTGGCTTCGAGGTTGCGGGCAAAGCGGTACATCTCCCGCGTTTCTTTGTGCCCTTCTGTGTCGTGGATTTCTTCCGCCGTCAGCGGCACCCACGGGCGCTTTGGCTGTGCCAACCTAGCCTTGCACTCATCGCAGTCGTGCTGCACGCATCCGATCTTTTCAGTCATGTGTTCCCCCTTGCTCGGATGGCTTCAGCGCACTCATATCCGTTTATCTGACTTGGCGCTGTTGTCTCACACACCTTCGCACACGCCTCACGCTCATCAGCGCGGACAAGGGCGGCAAAGCGCTGCATGTATGGGCTGACCTCCCATTTATTTATCCAGATCATGTCGTGGTTGGTGTTGAACCCCGCCTCACGCGCCATCTCAATGATTGTTTTCATGTGTTTCCCCTTGCTCGGATGGCATCTGCCAAGTCCGTGTTGTTCTTTGCGTAGCTGTCCACCAACTCCAGAATCGCCTCACGCTCAATAGCCATAGCCACATCTACCGCCTTTCCAGCGGCTTTCATTGCCGCATCAGTTAATCTCTCACGCTCATTAGCACGGACAAGCTCGGCAAAGCGTTCAAGTTGATTAGTAATATATCCATCATCAACCCATACACCTGCGCTATCTGTTTGAAGCGCAGCCTCACGCGCCATCTCAATGATTGTTTTCATTCAGCCACCTCATATGTCAACTCAAAAATGTCAGGCTTGCAGGGGTAGTGTTCGCCCTTCACGCCAGTGATGATGAAGTCGCCCTCAGTAACTTGGTGGCTACCTTCAAGCGTGTCTATCATGTATCCAGTTGGGCTGGTGCTGTCCTTGTAAACCCCTTGAGGCCAGCCGTCTGGTGTATTGATCCAAAACTGCATAGCCTCAATGACTACAGGTTTTTTGCGGTACTTCATATCAGCAAGCTCCAAATCCAAATGCCAGTGAAGAAGATCAGGATGCAGACCACGGCCAGCGCTCCCATGATTGCGGTCAGCATCACCGTGCCAACCGTCTGCCATGTATCCGGCACCGGCTCGATGTCAGGGGGTATCGCCGGATACGGCTTGATCTTGCGGACCACCTCAACCGTGTCGTACTTGCAATCCCAAATGCACTCGGGCAGGTGCGGGCATTCAATGCGGCCCGTGTCGCAATAGCGGCGGTTCATGCTTTCTCCTCAACAGGCGTCTGATACGCCTTCAAGCGCTTGACGCGGTTCTTGTTGTAGGTCACCAGCGCCTGGGCGTACTCGACGCCTGTCTCGGCCCGCAGCAGCGCGTGTTCGGCCTCGGCCAGTTCGGCTGCAATGGCCTGCGCTGGCGTGATCACTTTAAAGATGTCTCGTATGTTCATGGTTGTTTTGCCTCCTGTAGTAATTCGATCCGTTCGCGGCTGACCCGCAGTGTGTTGTACCGCTGATGCAGGCGCTGCAAGACCGACACGCGGCGCTGGTTCTTGCGCTCCTCCATCAGCATCTCCAGCACCCGCGCCTCGTCCAGTGTTCGCAGTTCTGCGTTAAGACTTCGCCATGTAGTTGTCAATTTTGTTCTCCAGTTGAATGATGGTTTTTGTTAATCTGACGACAGTCCGTATCGCCGCGTTTGCTTCCCTGTCCCGTATCCTTAACTCAGCCCGCGCCGCCTTTAGCTGCGCCTTCCATAAATCAATCCGTTTCATTTCAAAGCCTCCAATGCAATGTCCGACAATGCGCGCTTGTCGTGTAGCGCGCCCCAAATCTTCCCGTCAATCGTCTTGTGCGTCAGCAGGATGTAGCACCAGACCGGGTTCTTCTGGCCGCTGCGGTGCAGCCGGCCAATGGTCTGCTCGTAGAGTTCCAGCGACCACGGCAGCGACAGGAACACGATGTGGTGCCCGCCGTGCTGCAAGTTCAGGCCGTGGCCGGCTGACTTCGGATGCACCAGCAGCAACTCGACCTGGCCGGCGTTCCAGCGCTCAATCGCTTTGGCGTCGTCCAGCGTCTGCGCGTGCGGGAACCGGCGCTTGAGTTCGGCCAGTTCCTCTTGGTAGGTGTAAACCACTAGGGTGTTGGCCCG